GGAAAGCTTTGGCGATTTGATAAGGAAGAAATCAGACAATACATAAAGGAGCATTGACAATGAAATTAAGAAACAGACTGACCAAAAGAGCATTAAAGGACAAGCTCTTTTACAGCGAACTGACACTCAAACACACAAGAAACAGCCTTGCAAGTACGCAGACCGACCTTGAAACGGCACACAGCAACCTTGAAAAAGCCAAGGCAAAACTTGACAAGGTGACAGCCTTATATGTTGCCGAAAGAGCGAAAAACGCAGAACTTGCCCGAAAGCTCAAAGCCTACGAATCATCGGACCCCGAAACAATCGTTTTTGAATGTGTGGGGGTTGAAAATGCCAACGACTACAAGGTTGTTTGATGAAAAGAACATTTTGCGGACCTTAGCAAAATGTTTATCAAATATAAAGGTGGGAAAATATTTTGAATTACACTGATTTTATATCCTCAAACGGATACATATGCACTGAATCTGAGTTTGAAATTGCTAAGGCACACGCTAAGAACAAGTTGGCGGTTATTATCAGCCGATTTGGTGATGCAAACGGTGAACGCCTTGAGGATTATTACCTTGAACAGCTTATCAGGGAAGAACTCAGAGCTGAAAGAGTATCAAAGGCGTTGTTTGAAATGCAACTTGCAGGCAAAGAGAAATCCCGCATTGCTTAGGAACAGCAACACGGGATTAAACAAAAAGAAATTTAAACAAGCTCATTATATCATATTGAATCGAAAAATCAATAGTTAGGAGATATTAAAATGTGCGAAGTATGCAGAAGCACTCCGTGTAATCCGATGTGCCCAAACGCACCGCAAGTACTGGTAATGGGGCATTGCAGAGCGTGCAACGCAGAACTCAGATATGATTATACATATTTCAGAGATACAAATGATGATATTTTCTGTTCTCGTGAATGTGCCGAACTTTTTCACGGCATTACCGAGGAAGAATGGTCAATAGATTAAGGAGGTAACATAAAATGACCAAAATTACAGAACCCGTTAATTTGCTTGAAACTGCTGATATGGAAGAAGTAAAAAATCTGTCAACAGTTAATGATGCAGAACCTGATTCAACCGATTTAATTCAGGTAGCTCAGATTCCTGTCATCATCGAGAATCTCAAGCTGGTTAAATCTGAAATTGAGAAAAAGGTAAACACTGCCTGCGAAATGATATGTACAGACGAAAACTACAAGGAAATCAAGAAGTTGCGTTCATCGCTCAATAAGGAATTTGCGGAATTTGAAACTCGCCGAAAAGCGGTTAAATCGGAAATAATAACACCTTATGAGGCTTTTGAAACAGTTTACAAAGATTGCGTGTTATTGCCTTATAAGAAAGCTGATTCCGCCCTTAAAGGTAAGGTTGACGCCATTGAACAGGGTCTTAAACAGGAAAAGTACGAAAAATCAAAAAGCTATTTTGATGAGTATTCAAAATCACTCGGTATTAATTTTGTGGCATATGAGCAAGTTAGTTTAAACATTACTATGAGCGTATCCCTCAAAAAGCTTAAAGAAACTATAAAATCTAACCTTGACAAGATTATGGATGACTTAAAGCTTATCGCAACGCAGGAGCACAAGGACGAAATCCTGTACGAGTATAAGCGGTCTTTGAATGTATCGGTTGCAATAACTTCCGTAACCGAGAGGTACAAGGCTATTGAAGAAGAAAAAGCAAGGGCAGAAGCCGAAAGAGCAGAGCGTGAAAAAGCCGAGCAGGCTGTGAGCAACACTCTTGACGAATATGAACCGTTTGTTGCAAATGTGCCTGAAGAAGTTGCTCCTCCGGTTGAAGAAATATCAGAACAGCCACAGCAAGATGAAAAAGTTCTGTCATTGTCATTCAAGGTTTACGGTACAAAATCACAGCTTAAAGATTTTGCACTCACTGTTAAGCAGTTAATCAACGAAAGGGGATTGCGCTATGAGTAATTATAATAATCAAAACAATCAGATTCAGCAGAGAAAGCCGAAGTTTTCGTCAATGCTCCAGACACAGGCTTTTCAGAAAAGTCTTTCAAACTCAATGAAAGACCCGAAGGAAATTCAGAAATTTACGGCGGCTATCACATCTGTGGTGAGTACAAATCCTGCACTCGAAGAATGCGATGCAGCTACAATTCTTTCGGCGGCTCTTTGCGGTCACTCTCTCGGACTTCCTCCATCACCACAGCTTGGACAGTATTACATGGTTCCGTTTAAGGACCGTAAGAACAATCGTACAACAGCAACATTCGTTCTTGGTTATCGTGGCTATATTCAGCTTGCTATCCGTTCAGGACAGTATAAAAGACTTAATGTGGTGGAAATCAAAGAGGGAGAACTTCTTAATTGGGATCCGCTCACAGAAGAAATTACAATCAAAATGATTGAAGATGAAACAGAGCGTGAAACAGCTGAAACAATCGGATATTATGCTTATTTTCGCTATGTAAACGGCTTTGAGAAAGCTCTTTACTGGAGTAAGGATAAGATGAAACAGCACGCTATGAAGTATTCAGCTGGATATGCAAGCGATGTCAATAAGGGTACAAGCTATACATTTTGGGCAAAGGATTTTGATGCGATGGCTAAGAAAACAATGCTCAGACAGCTTATCAGCAAATGGGGCGTTATGAGTGTTGAAATGCAGACAGCGTATGAAGCTGACAATCATATAATCAATGCCGACGGTACTCCCGATTATGAAACGAATACAATGATTGACGCAGATGTACCGTCAGATGCCCCATTACCGGAATCATCTGAACAGCAGATTGATTCCGATGAAGCATTCTCAATCGATGATCTTGCAGAGTGAGATGATTGATGTTGAGATAATAAGTACAGGCTCTAAGGGCAACGCAGTTCTTCTTGACGGTCAGGTCTTGATTGACTGCGGAGTGCCGTTCAGCAAACTTGTTGAGTGTGAAGTGGTTGACCGAGTTAAATATGTTTTTTTAACTCATCAACACGGAGACCATTGTAATGTTGCTACTCTAAAGCGACTGCTGTCTGAACACCCTTGTATTCGGATAATTTACCCCAATTATCTTTGCAAAAAGCTTTTTTTATTAGGTGATACCTCCTTTCAATACAATTCTTTCATAGTCGCTCAGGATAAATGGTACTCAATCAGCAATATTACTTTTTCAGCAGTACCACTTCGGCATGATGTTCCTAATATCGGCTGGAAGTTACACTTCAACACTCAACAGGGGATATATAAAGTTATATACGCAACTGATACATCGGAAATCGCTCATATAACAGCTAAGAACTACGATTTGTATCTTGTAGAAGCTAACTACTCAAAAACAGAATTACTTAATCGAATAAAAGATAAACGATTGAAAGGTCAATATGTGTACGAAGATAGAGTTCTTCGTACACATTTGAGCAAAGAAAAGTGCGATGAATGGTTGTATCAAAATATGGGTAATAACAGTTTCTTCGTTTATATGCACCAACACGAGGACTTAGTATGATTACATCAGCGAACATAGTATCTTATGACGGATATAACTTAATAGTAAGACCGCATGAGCGTATCGGCAGAGAACTTTCACAGAAACAAGTACATGAAATTGAACTCAGAATTGTTGACGGACGCACGATTTCTGCCGAACAGCGAAGAAAAATATACGCAATCATCAGAGATATAGCATTTTGGTGCGGAGATAATCCCGAATGGATTAAAGAATATTTCAAGTTTAATTTTTGCGGTGAATTTGGCATTGAATACTTTTCGCTGTCTGATTGCGAAAAAAGCGTAGCAAGAGATTTCATAAGCTATCTGATAGATTTTTGTTTCTACCAAAATATCGGAACAAGAGATACTCTGCTTAATGTTACAGATGATATAGGCAGATACTTGTACAGTTGTCTTGAAAATCGTAAGTGTGCAATATGCAATGCACCAGGTGAAGTTCATCATGTTGACAGAATTGGTATGGGGCGAGATAGGGAACAGATTGTACATATAGGATTAAAAGCTATATGCCTTTGCAGAAAGCACCACGATGAAGCACATCGGCACGAAAAAGAGCTGTTTGATAAGTACAAAATCTACGGTATAGAGCTTGATGAATATCTTTGTACAAAGCTGAAACTTAATACAAAAAGAAAGAGGTGATACAGTGAATGGCTGGACAACCAAAGCGAGGGCTTGACTTTGCGGCTTGGGATGTTCACTTGTTCGATGATGATGAGAGATTTGATGTGCTTATTGATGCACAGGGTTGGGACGGCTTTGGAGTATTTTTTTGGATTTGTACCAAAGCTTATGCAACAAATGGTTACTATTATGAGTGGCGAGAAGGAACCAGTGCTGCCACGATAGCGAAACGAATGAGCGGTGGAATTAAATCAGATACGGTAAATCAGGTAGTTAAGCTTTGCTTACGAATTGGGCTGTTTGATAACGGGCTGTTTGATAGGGAGAGCATACTGACCAACAAAATGATGCAAGAACGATATATGTACGCTATCGAAAAACGCTCCGTGCGAGGTCGCACAATAAATAGATTATATTGGCTTTTGAAAGCGGAAGAAACAAAGGCTTATATAGTTATACCTGAAAATGAGCATAATCTCTCCGAGAATGAACATAATCTCTCCGAGAACGACACAAAGAAAAGTAAAGTAAAGGAAAGTAAAGTAAATAGAAATAATTATTATGCGATGCCGTCTGCAAATGCAGCCGACACCGCCGGTGAAAATATTTTTATTACATTACCTTTGAACGATAAGAGTAATTATTCAGTTTCAAAATCTGATGTTCAGCACTACAAAATTTTGTATCCTGCTGTTGATGTAGAACAACAATTGCGTTCGATGTTGGGGTGGCTCGAAGCTAATCCGAGCAGGAGAAAAACAAGAACCGGCATTAAAGGGTTCATTACTAAATGGCTTAATAAGGTCCAAGACAGAGGAGGTGTAGGATATGGATTCAATCCAAGCGATAATGTCAAGAATAATGTCACCACAGCGAGCGGAGGAAATTATCCAACGGGCGAGAAAGTCTTCTAAAGAACTCACTCCGAGAGAAAGAGCCGAACAAGAAGCAAAAGTGTTTAACTCAACACCCGGTAAGCTCATTGGCTATGAGTGCGAGAAATGTATGAACCGAGGCTATATTTACCGTGTAAAGGCAGGCGAAACGCCTTTCGGGCAGGTTACATATGATGTGGTTGCTTGCAAATGTGATTGTATGAAAATTCGAGATGAACTTCACAGAATGCAGAACAGCGGTCTTCAAAAACTTCTTAAACGATATACTTTTGAAAGTTACAAGACAACCTCAGATTGGCAGAAATATGTGAAAGATAAAGCATATGAGTACATTGACAAATGCTCTGATTGGTTCTTCTTCGGCGGTCAGCCCGGTTGTGGAAAGACACATATATGTACGGCTATTGTCGGAGCATTACTCAAAAAAGGCAAAGCACCTAAATATATGCTTTGGCAGGATGATATTACCAAAATCAAGCAGGCATCGAGTAATTTAGAGGTGTATGAAGCTCTCATAAATTCATATAAGCAAGCGGAAATTCTTTACATTGATGATTTCTTTAAAACTCGCAGGGGCGATTTTGTCTCAACAGCTGATGTCAATGCTACATTTAAGATTATCAATTACAGATACAATGAAGGATTGCCGACTGTCATAACATCTGAATTATCACTTGAACAGATTTCGCAGATTGATGAGGCTTTAGGCAGTAGAATTTCAGAAATGGCTAATCCGAAAATTTTTATTAAAGCCGATAAAAATAAGAATTACCGTTTTACGAGAGGAAATGAAAATGATGTCTGAAGCACAGGAGCAATGTAAACTCATTAAATGGGCGGATAAATGTGTGCAAATGAAAATACATCCTGAACTTTCAATGCTGTACGCTGTTCCAAATGGTGGCAGAAGAGATAAAGCCGAAGCCGCACATCTTAAAAGGCAAGGAGTTAGGGCAGGTGTGCCGGATTTGTTTTTGCCGGTTAGCCGTGGAAGCTATCACGGCCTGTTCATCGAATTAAAATACGGTAAGAATAAGCCGACTGAAAAACAAACCGAATGGCTTAAAAGCCTTAATGAACAAGGCTACGCTGTCGCTGTATGTTATGGTTGCGACGAGGCAAGCGAAAAAATATTAAAGTATTTGAAATTAGGTGAAATAAATGAGTGAAGAAAAAAAGAAACGAGGTCGCAAGAAGAAACTCGACCGAATAGACAAGATGTGTCTTTACTGTTCTGATTACAACGCAAAGCACGGCACAAGTTACAGCTACGGAGAATTTGTAGCGCAAATCGCCGCAAGAAAAATTAAACCGCTCGGTTTCTACGATTACGCAGATTAGGAGGAAAAAATGATTGATTAAGGAGAGTGATTTGGTTGAGTCAGAGAAAATCAATATCAAAAGCAACAAGGCTTAAAGTTTATGAGAAGTACAACGGAAGGTGTGCGTACTGCGGCTGTAAACTCGAATTAAAGGATATGCAGGTTGACCATATTCAGAGCGTGTATTGGTATGACGGAGCAAATGACATTGAAAATTTCAACCCTGCTTGTCGAATGTGCAATTTCTACAAATCGACAAGGACAGTCGAAGATTTTAAAAAAGAATTAGGAAAGTTGCTTTCGAGGCTCGAAAAGGTCTTTATTTTTCGATTAGCTGTAAAGTACGGATTGATTAAAAAGACGGACAATCCAATTGAATTTTACTTTGAAAAGCAAAATAAAACAGGTAAAGAGAGTGAAAAATGATGAGAGAAATATTATTCAGAGGAAAATTCGGAAACGAATGGAAGTACGGCTTTTTAAGCATTGAACCCAAAGGCTTGGTAATCAAAGAGCCATACAAGAACGAAAGCTCAAAAGTGTGGCATATTGACGCTGACACAGTCGGACAGTACACAGGCATGCACGACAAGAACGGCACAAAAATTTTCGAGGGCGATATTGTTGATTTCTCGAAACGCCCTGATAATGGCGACTATGGAGCTGTTATATATGACGCAGATGAAACCGAATTTGGGATTGAATACTACAATATCTACAGAAGTCTCGGAAAAAATTATTATCCTGAAAATATTGAAGTTATCGGAAATATCTATGACAATCCCGAACTGCTGAAAGGGGAAAACAATGACTAACTTTGAAAAAATCAAATCAATGAGCATTGACTGCACGAAACATTGGCTTGAAAGTGAGGTGGAAGAATGAAAGACATTAAAAATATCACCGTTAATTACGATAACAATGAAAGCAAGACGATTACAAAGGGACTTGTTATTGATTTTGGTAAACTTGATAACGATGAGGGCGATGTTTGCTTTAATATGTGTAACATCAAAGGTAAGGATTTGCGTTTGATTGTAACCGCTGTTGTTGCGTTGGCGCAGGAACTTGGTATGCTTGACGAGGAGCGTGAAGTGGATTGACGGTTAAAGATTATTTATATTCGGTCAGGGTTTCGGATAAGCTGATCAGAACGAAAGAACACGAGCTGTCGAAACTTAGGCTGAATATTGCACAGGTATCGGTTAAGCAGAATGAGCCTGTTAAGACATCGGGAGTGAATGACCCTATGCGGATTGTGGACAGGATTGCAGACCTTCAGGCTGAAATCAATCGGGAAATTGACAATCTTGTGCGGTTGAAAACTGAAATCCGCAGTAAAATCAACGCACTTGACGATTACCGTTACATTGCAATTTTGACTGAGTATTACATAAATTGTCAGAGATGGGAGGATATTGCCGAGAGTATGGAAATGAGCGTAAGGCATACCCTGAGATTGCACGGCGAAGCGTTACAGGCGTTCCGAAAAAAGTTTGATTTCTCGTAAAATTATTTTGAAATGTCATTGAATGTCACCCTTACCCAGCGTATAATGGTATTATGAAAGTTTGACAAACAGGACATATGTAGAACTCTCCTAAGATAAAAAATTCGCACAAACCGCTCATAGTTCCAGCTGTGGGCGGTTTTGTGTTGTGAGGGAAAATCAGATAAAAGAGGTGAGGTGATTGCCCAATGAGAAAAATTTAATACCGTTTACATCTGACCAAAGCCGTGATGAAGCCGTGAAAAACGGAGCAAAGGGCGGTAAGGCTTCGGGCAAGTCACGCCGCCGTAAAAAGAGTATGAAACAGGTTATGGATATGTTACTTTCCTTGCCTGCGAACACTCCTGCCGACTGGGAAATGCTTATTGATATGGGAATTAATGTTGATGAGATTGACGAAGATTTGGTCAATAATTTGCTCGTTGTAAATGCGGCACTTCTCAAAAAGGCTAAAACAGGTGATGTTAATTCCATTAAAGAATTAAGAAATATTATCCGTGACAATGTTTTTGAAAATCATAAAATCAAGCTCGACAATGCCTATCTCGACATTGAACGCAAAAAGGCTGAACCGCCAAAGAGTGACGGTTCGGAGTACAAAGGAATACCGGCTAATATGGTTGCACCGTCGTTTTCGTCGGTGCTTTTTGATATTGAGGGTAAAGAGCATTCGGAATATGTTTTCCCCGGCGGAAGAGGTTCAACAAAATCGTCTTTCGTCAGTCTGAATGTTATTGATTTGCTTATGAAGAACGAGGATATGCACGCCTGTATTTTTCGTCAGGTAGCCGACACTCTGCGCAGTTCGGTGTATCAGCAGATTTTGTGGTCAATCTCTGCTCTCGGTCTTGAAAGCGAGTTTAACTGCACCGTGTCACCTCTCGAAATCACGAGGGTAAGCACAGGACAGAAAATATACTTCCGTGGAGCAGATGATCCGGGCAAGATTAAATCAATCAAAGTACCGTTCGGTTATATCGGCGTTGCGTGGTTTGAAGAACTTGACCAGTTCACCGGCGAGGAAGCTGTCAGAAAGATTGAACAGTCGGTGATTCGTGGCGGTGACACGGCTTTTAAATTTAAATCGTTCAACCCTCCGAAATCTGCACAGAACTGGGCGAACAAGTATGTTAAAATTCCCCGTCAAGACAGGCTCGTTATTGAGAGTACATACCTTACAGTACCGTCAAAATGGCTCGGAAAGCCGTTTATAGATGACGCAGAGTTCCTGAAAGAAACAAACCCTACCGCCTATGAAAACGAGTATATGGGCATTGCTAACGGCACAGGCGGCAATGTATTTGATAATGTTGTTATTCGTGAGGTCACAGATGACGAAATTCAGACCTTTGACAGATTTTACAGAGGAGTTGACTGGGGCTGGTATCCTGATCCGTTTGCCTATGATTGTATGACTTATATTCCAAGTCAACACAAGCTCATTATTTTTGACGAGGAACATTGCAACAAAAAAAGCAACAGGGAAACAGCCGAATTGCTCAGAACTAAGCACGGAGTTACAAGTAATGATTTGATTACCTGCGACAGTGCAGAACAGAAGTCAGTCGGCGATTACAGGGCTGACGGTTTAATGGCTCGTTCAGCAGAAAAAGGACCCGGTTCGGTTGTTTACTCGATGAAGTGGTTGCAGTCTTTACGGGAGATTGTGATTGATAACACACGCTGTCCGCATACTGCACAGGAGTTTCTCGACTATGAATACGAGCGTGATAAGGACGGCAATGTTATCAGCGGTTATCCCGATAAGGACAACCACCATATTGACGCTGTCAGATATGCAATGAACAGAGTATGGAAACGCAGAGGTGAATAATGGGACTTATAGATTTTTTGAAAGGAGTGTGGAGGCGAATGTTTCCGCTTGAAAATATTCGGCAGGCGCTTAATTTACGGCTTGCGATTACAGCAGAAATGCAAAAGGCTATCGGCGTATGGCAAAACTGCTATGTCGGCAAAGCTCCGTGGCTTGATGAAAATGTCATCAGTTTGAGGCTTGAGCAGTCAATCACAAGGGAGTTTGCTAACATTACGCTTAATGAAATGACGGTGAACATCTCAAATGAAACGCTGTCAAAATTGTTTGAAACTGCAACCGAGGAGCTTAATTCGGAGTTACAGTCAGGTCTCGCGACCGGTGCAATGGTTATCAAGCCTTTGGGCGGTGACAGAGTACAATATATCTCGGCAAATGCTTTTGTGCCGATTGAGTTTGACGCAAAGCACAGGCTTGTAAAGGTCATCTTCCCCGAATTTAAGAAAATCGGTGACAACTACTACACAAGGCTTGAATATCACAGCCTTGATAAGGACAAGGGCTTGACTGTTACTAACACGGCTTACCGTTCGTCATCATCCGAGGTTCTCGGTACTGAAATTCCACTCGCTGTCATTGACGAGTGGGCAGACTTACCGCCTGCGGTCACATACCCCGATATGAAAAGACCTGCGTTCGGTTATTTCAGAGTGCCGATTAAAAACACGGTTGACGGCTCATCATGCGGTATGTCGATTTTTGACAGCGGACTTGAAATCATTCAGAAAGCCGATATGCAGTTCGGACGGCTTGACTGGGAATTTGAAAGCGGAGAGCGTGCGATTCATGTTGATTCTGCCGCGTTTAAGGATGGCAAAGCCGACAGACTTAACAGGCGTTTGTACCGTGCTGTTGATGTGGATTTGGGTGACGAAGAACTGTTCAAGGACTTTTCGCCTGCATTCAGACAGTCCGACATTACGGACGGCTTGAATACATATCTGCGCATGATTGAGTTTGCGGTCGGTCTTGCATACGGTGACCTTTCAAACCCCGAAACAGTTGCAAAGACTGCTACGGAGATTAAGTCGGCGAAGGACAGAAAGTACAACACCGTGTCGGCAATTCAGAAACAGCTTCGCTATTGCCTTGATGACTTGGTGTATGCTCTGGCCTTTTACAATTCGCTGACAACAAGCGGTTATTCGTTTGTATGCGATTTCAAGGACAGTATTCTGACCGATGAAGAAACCGAACGCAAGCAGGATATTCAGGACTTAAACCTTGGTATTATGCGACCTGATGAGTACCGTATGAAGTGGTATGGAGAGGACGAAAAGACAGCGAAAAAGAATCTTCCGCAGTCCTCTGAGGTTATCGAATAATGTTCACTCCGACTGAAATTGAGGCTTTGCCCTCGGCTATGGAACAGTTGTACCGCAGTTTACAGTTAAATATTATGTCCGACCTTACGGAGCGTTTGAAAGCTAACGGTGAGGAGATAACCTCTGCTGCCGATTGGCAGATAAACCGCTTGTATGAATTGGGCGTGAGTAAGGATGAAATAGACAGCCTTATTCAAAGCACGCTCAATGTGTCTGACGCTGAAATCGACAGAATCTATGATGAAGTCGTGAAATCGGGATATGCAAGAAACGAGGAGCTTTATAAAGGCAAGGGCAAAGAGTATATTCCTTATGCGGAAAATAAGCAACTGCAACAACTTGTAAAGGCGGTCAAAAATCAGACAAAATCGGAGTACAGGAACATTACAGGCTCACTCGGATTCGCCGTGAGAAATGCCGACAATACGCTGTCATTTACTCCGCTTGCAGACTTTTACCAACGCACTCTTGACAACGGACTTATGCAGATTGCAAGCGGTGCGGTTGATTATAACACAGTCCTTAAAAGAGCGGTTAAAGCTATGACCGACAGCGGATTGCGTACCGTCGATTATGCAAGTGGTTGGAGCAATCGTGTTGATGTGGCGGTTCGCAGGGCGTTGATGACAGGCTTTAATCAGGTTGTCGCAAAGGTCAACGAGGACAACGCCGAACAGCTCGGCACGGAATATTTCGAGGTCAGCTATCACCGTGGGGCAAGACCGACACATCAGGTGTGGCAGGGCAGAGTGTACAGCAAAAAGGAGCTTGAAACCGTCTGCGGATTGGGTACGGTCACAGGACTTTGCGGTGCGAATTGCTATCACAGCTATTCGCCGTTTATGAAAGGAATTGACACTCCGACATACAGCGAAGAAGAACTTGACCATATGAACGAGGAAGAGAACACGCCGAAAGAGTATAACGGCAAAGAGTACACGGCATATGAGGCACAGCAGAGGCAAAGACGGCTTGAAACCGCAATGCGTGCCGACCGACAGAAGATTGAACTGCTCACACAGGGCGGTGCCGATGACGATACAATCACAGGCGCAAAGGTCAGATATTTTCAAAGGCAGGACGAATATGTAAAGTTTTCAAAAGCAATGAACCTCCCTCAGCAATGGGAAAGAATAACCGTTGACGGCAAAAATGCTTTAGGCTCAAAACTCCCGAAAAAAGCAGAGAGTGTTAATAAAATCACCGCTGAATCTGTTGCAAAATCGGGTAAAAGTGGTATAATAAAAGAGAAAAGTAAAAAGCCTATTACTCCGATAACCGATAAAGCTATCAGTCGTATTCCTAAAGTTGATATTGAAGGTTATACAGAAGAGCAGTGTTTGGAAATTCAAAAACAACACAAGGAACTTTTGAAATTTTCAAAAGAACAAAATGAAAATAAAGAAGTTGCCTTCGTGTTAAAAAATGATGTGTCCAAAATGATTACAGAGCCTATTAAAGGAACTGATGAAAAAATAGATTTTGGATCAGCACTTCAAGGCAAAGATTTATTTGTTATGCACAATCACCCGAGAAACAGCAGTTATTCTTTAAATGATATTATCGAATTTATTAAGAATGATAGTATAAAAACATTTACTATTGTGAAAAACGATGGCAACATTGAAGTATTAACAAAGTTGAAAGGATACGACAGACTATCACTTTTAACAGAGTTACAACGAATGGGAAAAAAGAGGATAAAAACAGGTTCTGATAGTGAATACAGAAAGGTTATTGATAAATTTTTAAGTAAACATCAAGAAGGAGGTTTATTTGAATGGAAGAAATAAACAAATCTGTTTTAGATGGTTCTAACGAAGAAGCTTCAAAACGTCTTGACGAAATAATTAAAGAACTTGAAAAACAAAGAAACAAAAGCTAACCGCTCCGTAAAAAGGGCGGCTTTGTTGTTTAACTTGCCGAGAATATGTTCAGAGTAAGAAAAACGGCTTGTTCACGGCATTGCTTAACTTGCCTGTAACTTGCCGTAACAGAACTAAATACATCAAATCAGCACTTTGAGAAATCAGAGTGCTTTTTTATTATTAATCAAAGAAAGGTTTGATACTATGAGAAAAAGAATTTTAGCAATTGTACTTATGGTAGTTATGATTGCAACAACCGTACTGATTACTGTGGGCTGTACCGAGGCAACGCAGGTATCGCACAATGTTTCGCAGGAAGCAGACAATTTCAATGTGATACGCAGGCTTACGGTTATTAACACAAGAACCGATAAGCCGTCATTTGAACTCGTTGCCGCTTTTTCATTACAGGTCGATAATGACGATAACCAAATTGAGGTTGTCTGCGAAACGGGCAAGGGTGAATACAAAAAGCATATCATAGGTCTTAATGATGAAACTATGTATGTTGTAGAGGACATAAGCGGTGCAGAAGTGGATAAATACCGTTATGAAATTAACTTCCTGCCTAAACAGATTTTGCCGATTACATTTAAGAGTAAAGATTAACAGTTAAACCCGTCGATTTCGACCAGTTTAGAAAGGTGGTGACAGAATGAAAATCAGAGTAACAACAGCATTTAACGACAGGCAGAACGGCTATGTAACCCGACCTGTGAATGAAGTTTTTGAATGCTCCGAGCAGAGAGCAAAGGAACTCATTGACGGCGGTTTTGCAGAAGAGGTCAAGCCTGACGCTCCCAAAAAGCCGAGAGCCAAAGCAGTTAAAACAGAAAAAGCAGATTAAGCGCCCTTGCATTTGATTGCATAGGTGCTTTTATTTTACCCTGCCGTAGGTTATAACGGCTGAATTTCTACCGCAGGCAAAGCGGAATACAAGCTATGCAGAAAGGATTTACTATGAAGAATATACACACACTTCTCTCCGAAATCGGTCTTACAGTTCCCGAAGATAAAAAGGTAGACTTTGAAAAAGCCTTTGCGGATAATTACAAAACCGTGTCAGAGGTTGAAAAGCTCCGCACATCAAGGGACAACTACAAGTCACAGCTTGAAACTGCACAGACTGCACTCAAAAAGTTTGAGGGTGTCAATGTGGACGAGCTCAAGGGCGAAATCAAAAAGCTCAACGGCGACCTTGCAACCAAAGAGAAGGAGTATCAGACAAGGATTGCGGATATGGAATTTAACTCAGTGCTTGACGGTGCAATTTCGGAAAGCGGTGCAAGAAACTCAAAGGCTGTCAAGGCTCTGCTTGACCTTGAAAACCTGAAAACATCTAAAAATCAGGCAGATGACATCAAAAAGGCTCTCGAACAGGTTAAGTCCGAAAACGGCTATATGTTCGGTTCTGACGAGCCTTTTCAGAATCCTGTCGGTGCAACCAATACAGGTAACGGCGGTACAGGCTCAAATCCGCTTGCGTCAATGCGTGCGGCTATGGGACTTTCTGCCGAAAAGAAATAATTTTATTAAATCTATGAGGTGATTTTATTATGGCAAACACAATTGCACTTTTTAAACAGTACACAGCGTTGCTTGATGAGGTCTATAAGCAGTCGGCACTCACAAGCAAAATTGACGGTGCGTCAGACCTTGCAACACAGGGCGCTAACGCAAACGAGCTTATCATTCCGATGCTCACAATGGACGGTCTTGCTGACTACTCACGCAACAGCGGTTATGTTGACGGCGATGTTGAGCTTACGAACGAAACCGTGAAATGTAACTTTGACCGTGGCAGAATGTTCACGGTTGACACAATGGATAATGCAGAAACGGCAGGCATTGCATTCGGCAGACTTTCGGGCGAGTTTATCCGCACAAAGGTTGTTCCCGAGCTTGACGCTTTCCGCTTTGCAAAGTATGCCGGTACAAGCGGTATTTCTTCCGTGAGTGCAACTCTCACAACAGGCGAAGATGTTGTAAAGGCTCTCCGCACAGCCTCAACAAAAATGGACGAGGACGAAGTTCCTTTCGAGAACAGACACCTTTTCATCACATCACCGCTTTACGGTCTTGTGCAGGATCTTGATACAACAAAGTCAAGGGAGGTTCTCAGCCGTTTTGCAGATACCACACTTGTTCCTCAGTCAAGATTCTATACAGCAATTGAACAGCTTGACGGCACATCCTCAAGCAAGGAAAAGGGCGGTTACAAAAAGGCGACTTCGGGCAAGAATATCAACTTTATGATTATTCACGGCTCTGCTCCGATTCAGTTCACAAAGCACCTTGACACAAAGGTTATTGAGCCGTCAGTTAATCAGAGTTCTGACGGTTGGAAGTTTGGTTATCGTATGGTCGGTATTGCCGATGTTTATGCGAATAAAAAGGCAGGTATCTACTGCCATTCAGCCGTAGAGGCTTAAAGGAGTGTTACTATGACCGCTTATGCCGATGAAGGCTATTACATCTCTGAATATCTCTGTGGCAGAAAGGCGGTCATTGTTTCCGCCTTTGATTATTATGCACGCTCTGCAACCCTGCTCATTAAGGCATACACAGGCGAAAATGTTGACGGGAACAATATTCCCGAAAGCGTAAAACTCTGCTGTTGTGAGCTTGCAGAGCTTGTATATAACGATGAAAAGCAGTCCGCAAATTCAGGAATTTCATCTGCAAGCGTCGGTGATGAATCCGTAAGCTATGTGTCCGAAGAAGAGCGTAAAACCGCCCATAAAAAGGCTGTCAGACACACAATTTACAAGTATCTTGCCGACACCGATTTGTTGTACAGAGGTGGTCGCAGATGATTATTACCCCTGAAAGCTCCTGCACAATCTACAGATTCAACGGCTCAGGCTATGACCGATATTTCATTCCCGAATGTCATTGGCAGGAGAACAAGGCTCGCAATGTGCTTAAAAGCGGAATGCAGAACGCTGACAGCGTGACGGTGTATATTCCGATTGAATCCGCAGGGCTTTTGCCCGGCTTTTTAAAACCGAGCGAAAACCTTTTTGCAGGTCAGCTATGCACCCCTCAGAACAGCACACAGGACATGATTATTAAGGGCGAGAGTAATTTCACCTTTGATAATTCAAACCCTCAGAGCGTGTCACAGAGCCTTAAAACGCTAAAGCAAAAACACAGGTGCTATGCGGTTATGTCGATTGATGAAAAGCTTTACGGCGTAACCGATTTACAGCACATCAAAATTTCGGCGAGGTGATTGTATGAAGATTGTTCAACCGCCCGATTTTGTCATCAAGTCAAAAAACGGTACGGCAGGTTTCCTCTGGGATAAAAAGTTTGCAGTCCGCAAAAATGCCGATGTGTTAAAGGTGCAAAAGTATGTTGACAGCACGGTTTTACGATTGATGAAACCCTATACGCCGTTCAGAAACGGCGTGCTTGAAAAGTCGGCAACCCTCTCAACGGTTATAGGCTCGGGCGAAATTCATCAGAACACACCGTATGCGAGGTATCTCTACTACGGCAAGGTTTACGGTCCTAATATCCCGATTAAGAAAAACGGTGTTATTGTGGGCTATTTCAGCCCTAAAGGACAGAAGAAACACCCCACAGGTAAAATGCTTGTTTATTCTCGGGCAAAGCACCCTCTTGCCGGCAAGATGTGGTTTGAACGAATGAAAGCCGACCGTAAAAAAGAGATTTTACAGGGTGCTGCAAAAGTGGCAGGAGGTACGGCAGAATGAACATAATTGAACTTATGCAGAGCATTGTGATGAGCTTTCCAAAACTGAACGATGTCCTGCACATTGACTACACAACCCCCGACACCGACAGCTACGGCTTATCTCCGACAGGCGACACACTGATTAAATCCGATGTTCTCGGCAATCAGGAGCGACAGCACACATTCATCTTGTACGCTGTTTATCAGTCGGTTAATGACTATGACCGACTTGCCAACAGCGGACTTATTAACGAGTTACAGCTGTGGCTTGAAAAACAGGCAAAGGGGCAAACGCTGACCGTAACGGTTGGCGACAATGAGCTTGCAGGTACGCTCACAAAAATAACCTGTTCAAACGGTATGCTTTATGACATACCCGACAGCAATTTAATCGGTAATGTAATGTATCAGTTACAGATTACCGCAGATTACAAAATCGAAAGTGAGGAATTTTAATTATGGCAACAACACCCGATATCGGTAAACTTAAAAGAAGCTACCTAATGCACTTTATTGACGCAAGTTTTGGTGGCGAAACCCCTAAGTGGTTTTTGATTGGTCGTGACATCGAGGATATGTCCGTTGAACTCAACCCCGACACAGAAACAGTCAAGAACATTCTTGATGAAACCGTTGTAAACGATAACGGCTATGAACCGTCAATTGACGCAGACACTTATTACGCAAACACAGGCGATGCAATCTACGAAAAGATTAAGGATATTGCAATGAACCGCCTTACAGGTGATGACTGCAAGACTGCAATTCTTGAAGTCCTTGTTGATAAGAAGACAGGTCCGTATGACGCTTGGACTGAAACCTGTATCGTAAAGCCACAGTCCTACGGCGGTGCTCAGGGCGGTGTGAACATTCCGTTCAACATCGCATTTAACGGCGACAGACAGCAGGGTACGGCTACAATTGAGAAGAAAGTGCCGACCTTTACCGCAACGGTTTAATCTTCGGGGAGGGATTGATTTATGCAGAAACTTGTTTTTGACAGAGGTTACAAAGAATATCAGATTGGCGATGACGAAAACGCAGTAATCCGTATCAATACCGCGGATGTGGGCATTCTTGCAAGGCTCAACGAGGCAGTCAAGAATATTGAGCAGATTCAGAAGAAGTATGAAAACGCTGAAAAAGCTGAAAACACAGACGCAATTCAGCTTATCACCGAGTGCGACAAGGACATCAGAGAACAGATTAACTACATTTTCGGTTCGGATGTCTGCACGGTTGCCTTTGGTGAAATTAACTGTCTTTCACTTGCGGGCGGTAAGCCGATTTTTGAAAACTTCCTTGAAGTGCTTATTCCTGTTATACAGGCTGATTTTGAATCGGCACAGAAAATTTCCGATGAGAAAGTCGGCAAATACACTTCACAGGTGAAAAAGTGATTGAATTACTGCCGAAAAGCCTTGAGGTTGACGGCAGAAACTACGAAATTAATTCCGACTTCCGTGTTGCTCTGCTGATTTTCAAAGCCTATGCAGACGATGATCTGAACGATTTTGAAAAATGCCGAGTGTGTGTCGAGTGCCTTTACAAGGAAATTCCCGAAAATTACCAAAAGGCACTTGACAGGGCAACTTGGTATCTTGACGGCGGAGATATTCCGCAGGGCAAACAGCTCCCCGTTCGCGTGCTTGATTGGGAACAGGACGGACATATAATCTTCCCTGCTCTCAATAAGGTTGCAGGAGCGGAAACACGCACAGTCGATTATATGCACTGGTGGACTTTTCTCGGCTTGTTCAATGAAGTGGGCGACGGCTTGTTTACACAGGTGATTTCAATACGCACCAAAAAGGCAAAGCATAAGAAGCTCGACAAAGCCGAACGGGATTTTTACAGCGAACATAAAGAACTTATCGACCTAAAGCCCAAACTCACAGCAGAAGATAAAGAGGAACTTGACTTCATAAATTCGCTCGTGTAGTGTAGTATCTTATCACATATTGTTGACATTCTCTAAATGTTAGCGTATGATTAAATAAAGACTATATTGTTTTAACATTTAGGAGGATAAATGATGAAAAAGCTCATAGCGTTAGCATTAACCGCAGTTTTTGCAGTATCGCTTGTTGGCTGCGGTACAACAGCGGAAAGCAGTTCAAACACCGATATAAAGGCTGAAACCACTGAACCTGTGACGACAGAAATTCCCACAACGGTGCAGGAAACAACAAAGGCAGAGTACGATTTAGCTATCGAAAACACCTTAAAAGATATTAAATACTGTACTCCGTCACAGTTTGAAACAAAAGGTACAAGCGGATTGATTTTTAATCACAAAAGTCCAGAAAATGATAATCTTCTTGTAAGTTATACGGAATTGAGTGACGATATTCTTTTATACACCGAATCGCAGGCTAATGAACTTTTAGATAGTATTGTGGAGGGAATGAAAGGTGATAGGGACTTTGAATTATCCAGCAAAAAATATTTAGAAATAGCATCGTGTTATGGAATAGAATTTTCGTATAAAATGGAAGGTGTATATGCACACACTTATGCTTTTTTATGGAATGACGGTGCATACAATTTTTCTTATTCCTCAACCGAGCCTATTTCAGAGGAAGATGAAAATCTGCTGTCGGCAATAATTGATTCAATAGTATTACAATAACAAAAAAAGCCACTCCAAACGGGGTGGCTGTTCTTTTGCAAAAATTTATTAGCGTACATCATAACGGTGTGCGTTGTTTTTATGCCCATTTTTAAATGAAAGGATGTGAAAATTTGGCGGTTGACGGTTATCTGAATTTTGACACGAAACTTGATACATCGGGTTTTAACGGCGGTTTGGCACAGGTTAATACTACTGTTACCAAATCAATCGAAAGGGTAAAAAAACAGCTTAAGACCTTTGCAAAGACTGCCGCTGTTGCTTTCAGCACTTATGCAATTACAAATTTCGGCAAAGAGTGCATTGAGCTTGGTTCTGACCTTGCGGAGGTGCAGAATGTTGTTGATGTTACTTTTCCGGCAATGACCAAACAGGTTGACAAGTGGGCAAAAAGTGCAGCTAATTCTTTCGGTTTGTCCGAAACAATGGCAAAGCGGTATGTCGGTACTTTCGGCTCAATGGCTGAGGCTTTCGGTTTTACAGAGAAAGAAGCCTATGATATGTCAACCACGCTGACAGGACTTGCAGGCGATGTTGCTTCATTCTACAACATCAGACAGGACGAAGCCTATACAAAACTTAAATCAGTATTTTCGGGCGAAACCGAAACTTTAAAAGATTTAGGCATCGTAATGACACAGACTGCGCTTGACAGCTATGCCCTTGCAAACGGTTACGGTAAGACCACAGCTAAAATGACCGAAGCCGAAAAAGTAACATTGCGTTACAAGTTTGTTCAAGACCAGCTCGCCAATGCGACGGGTGACTTTGCCCGAACGCAGGACAGTTGGGCGAATCAGACAAGAATTTTACAGCTCCGACTTGACAGCCTGAAAGCTACACTCGGTCAAGGTCTTATCAATGTGTTTTCTCCGCTGTTAAAAAATCTTAATTCCTTTATCGAAAAATTAGATGTTGCAACGGAAAAATTCAAAAGCTTTACGGAACAGGTTTTCGGCTATTCATCTGCAACCGACAATTCCGCAAATTCCGCAAGCTCTGAAATGACAGACCTCACCGATGAAACAAAGAGTGCAAACTCTGCACTTGCCACAACATCGAAAAAGACAAAGGAAATTAAAGACAATCTTCAAGGATTTGACAGGCTCAATGTGATGAGCCTTGAAAACAGTTCATCAGATGACAGCACAGCAGTAAACAGCCCCACAAAGAAATCCTCTAAAGCCGCAGTTAACGCACTTGATACTGCCGCAACAGCGATTGAAAAGCGTACAAACAAGGTTTTTGACAGCATTAAAAGAGCCTTGAATAATCTGAAAAATGCTTTTGTTTCAATCGGTGAATCGTGGAAGAGAGTGTGGAAAAACGGCACAGGCGAAAAGATTATCGGAAACATCAAACAGCTTTTGAAAAATGTTTTTGATATCATCGGTGATATTTCGGGAGCGTTTACAAAGGCTTGGAATAAGGCAAGACTTGGTGACGAGGTTGTGCAATCCATTATCGACAAATGGAACAGCTTGCTTGAACTTGTAAATACGATTGCAGAGGATTTTCGCAAAGTTTGGAATAACGGCACCGGTGAGAGAATTTGGACTAATATTCTGAATATCATCAAAAACTGCAACAACTACACCAAAACTCTGAGGACTAAAATCAAACAGGCTTGGGACAAAAATGAATCGGGTAAAAAGATTTGGGAAGCAATCCTTGGCATTGTTGAAGATATCACAGGCTTTTTGAGCGATATGTCAGAAATTCGTCTTGAATGGCTTGAAAGTCTTGATTTGTCACCGCTTGTATCAGCTGTTGCCAACCTCGGACAGGCATTCAGAGATTTGCTCAAAGCCTGCGGAGATAAGCTGAAACAGGCATACAAGAATATTCTTCTCCCACTTGCAAAATGGACAATTGAAGAAGCAGTTCCGAAACTTGTAGAAGCCCTTGCAGGAGCGTTTAAACTGTTAAGCAAAATAGTTAAATCTATTAGTGACAAAACCTTGTACGCTATCGCAGGCGGCATTACTGCAGTCGGTACAGCTGTTGTTGTTTTCAAGGCAGGACAAGCGATTGCAAGCGGAATTGACAAAGTCAAAAATGCTATAAAGTTATTTTTGACAACTGTTTCTGCAAATCCAATCTTAGCCGTTGCCGGTGCCATCACCGGACTTGTGACTGCAGTTACTGTATATAATCAGCTTGTTTGGAGTAATTCCGAAGCTAAAAAATTTGCTGATGAAATTGACGGTATAAAATCAAGGCTTGACACAACTACGCAAGGTATTGAGGATAATTTGTCAGACACTCTTGAACGAATGGACAGCTTGTATGCAGACAATACACTTGTTGACAGTTACCAACAGAAACTTGATGAACTGTTACAGAAAGCTACGCTTAGTCCAGAAGAGCAGGCACAGCTTGAAACCATTGTTACATATTTTAAAAACAATGTTGACGGTTTCAGCGATGTGTGGAATCAGTATGTTACTGTCAGTGCTGACGGCAAAGTACACTTAAATGGTGATTTAGCCGAGGTGCACAAGGTTATTGACAGTACAATTGATAAATATCAACAACTTGCAAATAGTGCCGCATTAGCTGAATTATCTGCTGAAAATAGCAAAGAGCGAATTCTTGCGTCAAAGAAATACAGCAGTGCAAAATCAGATTATGACAACAAGAAAAAAGACCTTGAAAACGAACAGAAAAAACTGAAAAAGTGGCTTGAGAAAAACGGCAAAAGTATGCAGGCTCTTGAAAATTACTATTTTGGTGGCGGTGCTAAAAACGACGCTTTATGGAAAGAGGGCATTGAATACTTCGAGAATATTCAGAGCAAAACAAAATCTCTTGACGGTGCAACAAGTTCGGTAAATGAAGCTATTGCCGCTATGAACAAACTGACTATGACGGGTGATGACCTTACAGATGTACAAAAGGTTGTTAATGGAAACTATTCAGACGCCGCCGCTGTTCTTATGGCTTACAATGCAGGTCTTATCAGTACAACGGATGTTCAAAATTCGCAGTGGAAATCTTTGAACAATTTGCAAAAAGCTGCAAAAGATACAGGTAAAAACACGGTTCTCGGTCTTGTTGAGGGTACAGACGCATACAAAGGCGCGCTTGTCAAAAACAGCAACGGTCTTGCTTCTCTTGTCCTTTCAGAATATGACACTACAATGGGAATTAATTCCCCGTCAACAGAAATGTGTGAAAGAGGCGGTTACACGGTTCAAGGTCTTGCAAACGGTATCAGCGACAGAATATACGCTTTGAGAAGTCCGCTTGCAAGAATGCTTAGCTTTATTTCAACGCACATCAATCCGATTTCAAGCGTTTTCTCAAATGCTTTTGAGGGTATCAAGAGTGCTGTAAAAAAGCCTATGAACGGATTTTTAGGTGTTGTTCAAAACTTCTTAAACAATTTTATAGATCCGTTCAACAGCCTCGGCAGTGCTATTTCAGGCGGAATGAGTACAGCGGCAAAGATTGCTTATGAAGCGTTAGGAAGTGTAAACGGCAATGTCGGACTGCCTAACATTACAGTTCCCCGACTTGCCACAGGTACGGTTGTTCCGGCAAATTACGGTGAATTTCTTGCCGTACTCGGTGATAACAAGCGTGAGGCTGAGGTTGTTTCGCCGATTTCAACTATCAAACAGGCACTTATTGAGGCTATGGCAGAGATAGGCTCAACAGGTGACAGCGGTGACATTAACCTTACTGTAAATCTTGACGGCGAGGTGATTTTTAACAACATTGTAAAACGCAACAACGCAGTCAAAAAGCGTCACGGTGTCGGTGCGTTAGGTTAGGAGACGATGACATGGCAAATTTTAAAGGTTATTTAATAAGGTTTCCTAAGAGCGGTAAGCTGTTTCCGCACGAGCTTATTGCAAAGGATAACTACAACGGCACTCCGCTCCAGAGAACCGAAATCAAGGCATACCGTGACAGCAACAATCTTCTGCACCGCACAACTTCGCCAAATTACAAGTCGAAAATTGAGTTTACAACCGTTGATGAACTCACCCTTGCACAAATGCAGTCAATTAGAAGTGCTTTGAATAGTTCGTGGGACAACTCTCAACAGCGTAAAATCCGTGTCGAGTATTGGGACGATGAACTTCTTGCATATCGCACAATGACCGCCTATATGCCCGACATCACCTATCAGGTCAAGAAAATCACCAAAAACAACATCATATACAATGCCGTGACTTTCACTTTTATTGAGTATTAAGGGGGTGACAGATTGCTATCCGTTTCAAGTACGCATAAGCAGAAAATTATTAACGAGCTGATTTCAAACAAGCTCGAAATCTTTTCATCTGACAGCAAGTTTGATGTCATCACCGAAACCAACATTGAAAGCGAAAGTATGAGCCTTAAACAGTCGATTTGTGACGAAAACAAATTAAAGTTCGGCGGTTGCATTGCTTCCGAATTTAAAATCGGATTGCTGAACACCGTTGACAGAACTTTTGATGTTTCAAAACTTGTCGGCTGTTGGATTTTAGTTAAGCTGACACAAACTTTTCCGTCAGGCTCTCCGATACTGCCGAGCAGTTCATTATATCCAAGCGACACTCTCTATCCGGGCGAAGCCGTGACAACAAAGTCGTGGTGCATTTTTAACGGTATGATTGACAAAGCCGAGGTCAATAAAACGGATCAGAACAAAATCAGCATAACCGCCTATGATGTGATTTCACAGCTTTATGAAACCGACTGTACAAACGCTCTGCAAAAGCTCTGGAATAACAATTCTAACAGCACTTCGGTCTATGCACTGTTGGCAATGGTTTCTGAAAAATTTACTAACCTATGCGGTCTACCTGACGCCCATTTTTTATCCGACAGTTTACTTAACGAGGTTATCAACAAGGCTGAGAATCTGACTGTTAAGAATATGAAAATTTTTAACAAAGTATGGCTTAATGATTCCGAAAAGGTTAATTACGGTCAATTGCTTAATTATACAGCGGAAATGCTCGGTGTGTTTGCTTTTGTTAAACCCGATAACCGAAAAGGCGGTAACATTGTTTTTGTCAACCTTGAAACCGATACAACAAAAGCAGAAAAATATGGCTTTTACGAGGCATTCAATGCTGATGAAAAGTCAAGCGGTACATACGGGACTGTTGACTTTGCAATCGGAGGTGCTACACGAACCGCAAAGGTGCGTAGCTACAAGTTTTTAGGCGGTAAAACCTATGATATGACAGATAACATTCTTGTATGGCAGGAAAACGATAATGCAGGCGGTGCGTGGATACATAAGTTTGAAAATTTGTTTTCAGGCGATACAGGCAAGCGAATACACCATAAAATTTATAAGCCTATCGAGGCAACCCTTGACGGCAGACTGTGGGTTGAACCGGGCGATATGATACAGATTAAATATTATGTAACCGACGCTGACGGCAACTATGCCTATAACGCTGACGGCACTCCGCAAACCGCAACCGTGACATCATATGTGCTGTCAAGAGAGCTTACAGGCATACAGGCACTCACAGACAAAATCACAGCGAAAGGAGAATAAAAAAATTGAACAAATACACACGAATGAACTGGGAAAACACTCCCTCAACAGCAACTCCGCTGACTGCCGACAACCTCAACCATATGGACGAGGGGATTGAACGGGCAACAGACGGAGCAATTGCACTTGAATCCGAAATAGCCACGGCAAGAGGCAGTTCTAATTCACTTGGGGCAAGGCTTGATACGGCTGACGCAAATCTTGCAAAGAAAGCAAACAAAAGCGACATCGATTCAATTAACTCCCGTTTGCAGACGGCAGAGAAAGCCCTTACAGGCAAGGCAAACGCAACAGATGTAGCCAATGCACTTAAATCAAAAGAAGACAATTTAAACAAAGTAAGCTCCAAAACGGGCATTACAGACAGCAGCACTAATTATCCGAGCATTAAATATCTTGACGATTTTTATTACGATGCAAACGAAGCCTACTCATCAGAAGAAACGGACAAGCTTCTTGCAACTAAATACGATTCGTCAAATATCGAAAGCGGAACATCAACGCTTACACCATACTCAACCGTTGCAGATAAAATCAAAAGTGCAAACTGTACATATAAGACGATTGGTGACATCGTAATCG